AGCAAGTAAACGAAACCCTGTGGTTTTTTAATTACTTTTAAATATTTTTAATTATAACAAGTAACACGAACATTGTTCGTGGGTATGTTTAACCTATTTACCTTTACTCTTCTTGAGGTCTTTTTCGGCTTTACGCCAACCTTGAGAGTATAGGTATCGAGTAACAGTGTTACCAAACTTAGTAACGTTTTCTTCTGATGATTCCCAAAAAAATGCGTGAGCAAACTCATGAATCATGGTGTTCATAAGCTGTCTCTCCGTTTGGTTCGGATTAACTATGATTTTCGGGTCATCTTCTGATGGGTCAAAGCAAAGTCCCACAGCGTTGTAGGCTTTAGGCGGTTTCTTCAAAATCACCTCGTATCTTACTTTTCCATCATAAGTTCTGAATACAAAAGGCTTTTTCATGGTGTATACCTAATTACATTAAAAATAGAAAAAAAACCTTTAAAAATTATAATTTATTATGAACATTTATTGCAAGTCTTGTGGGGCTCCAACCGCTTATGGCTCAAAAAAGCCTAAATTTTGCAGTCATTGTGGCGAATCGTTTGGCTCTGTAGCTAAAGCGAAAACCCAACCAGTAAAACGACCCGCCCCGCAAAAACAAGTAATTGCTCAAGAACCTTACGAAGATGAGGAAATTATTGAAGATTCTGTACAAATCCCTAACATTTCACGTCTAGAAGCAGATATTGATGTTGGTAGAAGCTCTGGCGTAAAACTTGGCGAAATTGCTGGTACGGCTGACAAAAACGATGAGGCATACGTTAGACCATCAGAAGCCAACGAAAAGAGCTCAGAACAAGTTCTCAAGCAATTACAGCAGGAAGCTGGGTCGATCAGGCAAAAGGGATCGCGTTAATGCCGAGAAAGCCGAAAAGGCCAAAGTTCGAAGAATGCATCGATATAATCGACCAAGAAATTAAAAAGCGGAGAAACAAATGGAATCTCACCGCTTTAGCTTGGATGGATTTTGATGATGTCTCTCAGATTCTGAGGTTTCACATATTCAAGAAATGGGACATGTATGATCCGTCTCAACCTCTAACACCCTGGGTAAACAGAATCATTTCCAATCAAATCAAAAACCTCATCAGAAACAATTATGGTAATTTTACTAGACCTTGCCTAAAATGTGCTGCCGCAGAAGGATTTGGTGGTTGCAATATTTACGGAGACCAAGACAACAAGTGTCCATTGTTCGCTAAGTGGGAGAAAACTAAAAAAAGAGCACACGATGCCAAACTTCCTTTAGCTTTAGAAAACCACACGAAAGAAGTTGCGTCTATGGGCGGAGATTTTTTTGACGTTGAGGTAGCAGCGACTAAACTTCACAAAAAGATGAAAACGATCCTCAAGGCTAATGAGTTGCAAGTCTACGAGTTACTTTATATTGAAAACCTAGAGGAAGACGAAGTCGCTAAAAAAATGGGTTACAAAACCTCAGAAAAAAATCGACAGCCGGGCTATAAGCAAATTAAAAACATTAAAAAGTCTATTCTCACTAAAGTCAAGAAAGAGATAGAAAAAAGTGGCGCAGATATTTTTTAGTATGTCCGAACTAACGAAAGACCAAAGACACCAAGCAGCCTTAGACCTCTGGAGAGAAAGAGAGTCTGCGGGCGAACCTGCTCCTTCGTTGCCTGACTTGATCAAGGCGGCTTACCCAGACAGACCAGAGCTTGACGGAAGAAGTAAAGAAGCCAGAGAGCTTAAAGCGTACCTAGCAGAGCTAGAAATTCAAGCAGACGGGTCTCATGTGTATCACCCCAAAGAAATCGAGCCGCTAACCGATGAGCACAAAGAGTTTATCACTAATAACGTTGGCACTATGAATCCTACTTACCTAGGAAGAGTAATGTATAAAGATGAGAGCATAACACCTCTCGACGGGAGAGTGCGACAAATTGTAGACTTTATCGAAACCTTACCTCAAAACATAGTTAGCCAAAACACCGAGATCGTACCAGACCCAGCTTATACCCCGCCTAAAACATTTGATAAGACACTACAGCTAGTCAACAAGTACATACATGAAAAAATAGAAAAGAAAAAACTTACTGGCCGACAAAAGAAAGAGATCAACGCCTTAATGGGCTACATCAACACAGTAAGATTTATCCATCAAGTTAGCACGTTTGACAATAACATGGATAGAGAGCTATTTCAGTCTAGCTTTGTTCGTTATACGAACGATAAACCAGACCTAACCCAAGAAGAGGTTGATCAATACATTGTTTTGTCTACGGAAGTCGTTATTGGTTCTAGTATACAAGCTCGCTCTGAGCGTTTGCAGCAATTGCTTGACAACGCAGCAGAAGATAGTGAGGGTAGGCGACTAGCGATGGGATTAGTTCAAGCCATAAGCGCGGCACAAACCGAATACAATCAGTGCGTTGGTCGGCAGCACAAACTCCTTGGAGACCTAAAAGAAAAAAGAAGCGACAAGCTTAAGAGTCAAATCAAGGAAAGCGCAAGCGTCGTACACTTGGTGCAAATGTGGAAAGAGGAAGAGTCTAGAAATAAACTTATCGCTTTAGCAGAGCTACGTAAAAAAGGCGTCAAAAAAGAGATCAAGAAACTTTCTTCTATGGACGAAATCAAAGCTCGTATCATGGGCATAAGCGAAGACGAGGTATTAAATGGTTAAGTGTAAGATTTGCGAAAAAGAGTTCGAAACAGATAGACAGCTACACGCACACTTGAAGGCTCACAAGATGCGAGTTGTAGAGTATTATCAGTCTCAATACCCAAGATACGATAAACACGACAATACCATTATAAAATTCAAAAGCAAAGAGCAGTATTTCGCTTGCGACTTCAACTCCAGAACGAATCTAAAAAACTGGATAAAATCAGCGCCTAAAGAAGAAGTAAAAGATTACTGCAAGAAGCTGCTGATCGATAGAAAAGAAAAAAAGAATTTAGAGTATGCCCCGACTCAAGTTGAACTAAGAACACTACTTATCCCGCCGATTCAATGTTATAACGAACTGTTTGGCGACTATTATGATTTATGTACTGAGTTAGGTTTTAAAAGCAACTATTATAACTTTGAGAAAGTAATTACTGGGTCGGACAAAAACAAATCTGGCACTAAGATTTATATTGATACACGAGAGAAAAAGCCTTTACGCTTTGAAGGTATTGACACTGAAGTGAGAACTTTAAAATTTGGTGACTACGCATTTAGCGATGAAGAGGCTTCCTGTAAGTGCTACATCGAAAGAAAATCGGTAAGTGATTTTATTGGCACTTTAAGCGGTGGCTATGACAGATTCTGTCGAGAGATAGAGAGGGCAGAGCAGGCAGATGCTGGGTTCGTTATCCTAGTGGAAGAGATGTTAAGCAAGTGTCTATCTTTTAATTATTTACCTCAAGTCTACAAAAAGGGTACTAAAGTAACCCCAGAGTATTTATTTCATAACGTTAGAAAGCTCGGTCAAACTTACCCTTTCATTCAGTTTTTATTTGTTAAGGGTAGAGTGCAAGCGTCAGAAACCGTCAAGAAAATATTTACATCTGGCTGCGCGTTTAAAAGCGTTGACCTGCAATTAGCCTACGACACTAAGAAGCTATAATGTGGTATTCCCCAGAAAAATACGACAAGGAATTCGGCAACCTAAATGACGAGTTCTTAGCCTTAAAAGGAGAGCTTGAGGATAAAGAAGCTAAGATTTCTTTAGCTAAGTTCTTGAGAGCAAACTTGGGTTTTACCACCGAGCTTATCTCTGGTATTAAACTCGCTGCTTATCAAGAAGCTACCCTAAAAGGAATGATGAATCGCAACTTCTCCATGTGCGTGTGGGGTCGTGGCTGCGGAAAGACTTTTATCGCGTCGGTATTTTGTTTCCTTCAATGCATCTTTGAGCCTGGTACAAAAATCTTGATCGCTGGCCCGACGTTTCGTACTGCGAGGTTTATTTTTAATAACCTAGAGAAACTAGTAGAGTCAAAAGGGGCAGAGCTTCTGTCGCAATGTTTTGGTGCGAAGTCTAAACGTAACGACCAATTTGAGTGGAGCATCAATGGCGGGACAATTACGGCAATCCCACTTAACGGCGAGAAGATTCGTGGTTTCCGCGCCAACGTGCTAGTGCTTGATGAGTACCTTCTCTTACCTGAAGATATTATCAAAACCGTGTTGATGCCATTCTTGGTTGCGCCTCAAAACATGAAAGAGCGTTTAGAAATCAGAGAAATGGAGAACAGGCTTATAGAACAGGGCGCAATGAAAGAGGAAGACCGAATGGTGTTCGAAAACAACTCGAAGATGATTGCCTTGTCTTCTGCGTCTTATACATTTGAAAACTTATTTAAAACCTATAAGGAATGGATGGAGAAAATCCAAAACAATGACCATCACGACGCAAAATACTTTATATCACAAATGAGCTACGAAGCTCTACCAGAAGAAATGGTAGACCCTACTATTATTGAGGAAGCTCAAACTGGTGGTGTTTCAAACTCGTCTTTTCAGCGAGAGTATTGCGCTCAATTCACTGACGGGTCGGATTCTTATTTCAGTGCAAAGAAAATGCATGAATGCACAATCCCAGATGGGGAAGAACCAACTCTTAGACTTTCTTCAAGTGATGGCGCTAAATACATAATCGCAATTGATCCATCGTTCTCGAACAGTCCTAGCTCTGACTATTTTGCTATGACTATCATGGAATTAAATGAGGAGAACAAAACATCCACAGTCGTACACAGTTATGCCGTGGCTGGCGGCGACCTTAAAGACCACATAGCTTACATGCATTATTTAACCGACTCGTTTAATGTGGTTATGGTTATCATTGATAACGCGGGCTACCAGTTCTTAGATAGCTGTAACGAAAACGACAAATTCAAGAACAAGAAACTAAAATTTATAGATTTCAACAGTGACGCAGAAGGAGCAGATTACGAAAAAATGCTTCGACAAGCCAAAAGACAATATAACAGCGATTTGGGTCATATATGCTTTAAACAGGTGTTTACCACTAATTTTATTAGAAACGCTAACGAGTACCTACAGGCTTGCATTGACCACAAGAAAGTTTGGTTCGGTTCCAGAATCGCTCCAAACCCAGACGCTTTCATGAGGGAGTCAAATAAGCGGCTTCCTGTAATTTACCCAAAAGGCGAGGGCATATTGGATTTGATCGAAAATCAAGATAATCTAATATATCAGACAAAAAAGCAATGCGCTCTTTTAGAGGTGACTTCAACAGCCAGAGGCACTCAATCGTTTGATTTGCCCCAACACTTAAAAAGAAACACTTCGGCCAACAGAGCCAGAAAAGATAATTATACCACCTTAATGCTTGGCAACTGGGCGGTGAAATGTTACTTTGATATGATGGACTTGGGAGAAATCAATGTAAATTCGACTTTTAGCCCATTAATGATACAATAATTGTGTAACTCAAAACAGCAATGACAGGCAAAAGGAAAACAGCTAGGAAGGCAAAGACAGAAGAAGAAGTTAAGCCCTTAATGGTTTCGGAAGCTTCTGAGGCTTTTGCAGCTTCGGCCTCTACGACTACCACACCAAGTCGAAGGAATCTGTCTGGAACAATCACAAGGACTGATAGATATAAAAATATCTCTGACGGACTTATTCCTTACAAATTTACCCCAGGCACGGGCGCGAGTAATCGCTCGAACATCGACGTAAGAGACGCGGTTATCCTCTGTCAGAAAGCATATTATAATTTTGCTGCCTTTAGGAATGTTATTGACCTCATGACTGAGTTCTCTATTAGCAATCTTTACTTT